TTACCAGTACCTTCAGCCAGACGTTTCAAATATTGCGTACCTTGGCACCGTCTACAAAGCGTTACCAAAAATTGCAAACGAGGCCGATCTGTTTACGAACTCGTATCCCGGTCTTGGGCTAGGCGCAGTCATCTATATGTTCTTCACAAATCAACAAGAGGTGCGCGTTGCCTTTGGAGGTCCTCACGACGGACGTAAGTTTCGTATGTACGATCTTGGTTTGCTAATTATATTTAAGTCCGATAGACCACAAACTGAAGATGGCCAAACCGCTTTTGATGAATTCATCGATAGCCTGACGGCATGGATTCAAGCCGACCGGAATGCTGGCAACCCAAACGTAATATTTCAGTGGGGCGAAGGCGGAGATACTGGCGGCGAAGACATACGACTTGACTACACAATGCCGCGGACGCTTGATGGAGGCGTAACTTTATATCAAGCGGTCGCACATATCACGACCTGCGAAATACTTGACACTTAGGAGGTATCTATGGCAACTCACAAACACAAGGCCCATCACAAAGCCCACCACAAGGCTCATCATAAAAAAATGAAAACAACAAATCTGCACGGCATGAAACATCACGTCCAACATCATGGTATGAAAGCCGCTTTGAGGGGCAATACAAGCGGGCGCTACGGCGTAAGGAAACTCGCCTAAAGGCGTTTTTGGTGATTGCGCTATGGTTGTTCTAGCGCAGGTAGCACTAGGAGTTAGATGCCAACTTATACATACATCGGTGACGCAGACACGGTGTTCTTCACGTTGTTGAAGAATGGCCACACTTGGGTTGCCAGCAAGAACGACACGATTGACCTTGACGAACCAGTCGGACACCCGTTACTTGTACTTACACCACCAGCGGCAGAGACAAAAATTGCTACACCCGCGCCACAGTCTGAGAACAACGAGTCGCCGGTCACGGCAGACGAGCAACAGGAGAATTAATTATGCCTTATATGAGCGCGAATTCATACTTTGGTCTGGCCGCCGAATCAACTTACGGCACCGCCGCGAGCATCTCAACATACACTCCAATTGGCAACCCCAAGATTGCTACTGGACTGAAGTGGCTTGACGATACTGATTTCCGTGGCTCTCCTGTTATGCACTACGACCAAGTTCCGGGAGTTCGCGCCGACAAGTTCGAAGGCAAGACCTTCATGTACACCGACGTTTACCCGAATCTTATTCGTGCGGTACTTGGCGGTACGGACTCGGTTTCTAGTTCTGTGCACACGATTGGCGTTGGCAACTTCCCGAACCAAGGCTCACAGGCACCGTCCTACACCATTATCAACAACTCGGTTGATGGCACGTACCAGTTGACCGCTTCTCGTTGCGTTGAACTTGCCATTGCCTTCAATGCCGACGCTGCTGTTGAAACTACGTTCTCATTTACGGGGAACGCTGCCAGTGTCGTCGCTTCTGCAACGCCAAATGAGTCAACGCAACACCTTATTCCTTCGTGGAACTGTTCAGCCAGTATCAATGGCGCTTCGGTTGCCGTCGTGGAATCGGCAAGCATCGACATCAAGCGCAATACCGCGCCGATCCACACAATTGGTTCGCAAACGCCCTACAACAACTTCCAAGGCCCAATCGAAGTCAGTGGGCAGTTGTCCCTCGTCGTCGAAGCCGGAGAACCGTATTTCAACCAAGCATTGACTCGGACCCAGATTCCCATCATCTTCCGTTTTACCGACCCCGCAACTGGTTACTACGTGCAGTTCCAGATGAGCAACTGTCAGTTGGAAGACCCTGTGATCGACCAAGCGAAGGCGTACATCTCCTTGCAGGCTAAATACATAGCAATTGCAAACACTACTGACGCAATCAGTGGCTACTCACCAATTATTTCCAAGACTTACAACAACATCGCTACCGCTTACTAAACAGGCTGAGGGCCAAAGAGCCCACAGGCTGTCTCCGAACAAAGGACGAGACATGCGTAACTTCCAACTCTTCAGCAGGCGCGACACCGAGCGCAAAGTTGATTTTCGACCTGACGCCGATCCTACGTCTCCGTTCATGCAACTGCGGCGCCTTGCCGTACATTTGTCTTTGACCGACGCCAAAGCCGACGACATCACAGATTGCACTGAAGCGCTGAACTATCTTCGTGAATACACGTACCGTAAAATATTCACGGGCACATCTCACCAAGACTTTGTTGAGTTGGACGAGGAAGACCCTAAAATAATTGACTGGCTCATTGCGGTACATGAGGCAGAAACCCAAAATTTTCAAACAAAGAACAAAGGAGCCGGTAATGGCCGTAATCGTTGAATTGCCAAATAATGAGAGTGCTGTCCTGAAGGATGACCGCGAACTTACAAACCGCGAGATTAAAGCCATGCAGCGCGCGAGTCGTGTAGCGGCTTCCGCTGCCGTAAAATTAACCGATTTGGGTTTCAAAGAAGGAGACCCCGAGTCTTGGCGCATACTGGCGGAAATGCCAGAGAGCGATTACGAAGACATCGACAACTTTCAGCGGACTTGCGTATATTTTAGGCTTAAGTCTTGGACGTTAGATCGACCGTTACCACAAAGCCAAGAAGAAGTTGACGATCTGCCAATGAATATTTATACGCCGCTTACCGTCGCTGCGATCAACCTTGATTTTGATGAAGAATTCGGTGTTGAGGGCACGTCTGACCCAAAAGCGCTTACCGCAAACTCCGACAATTAAAAGCGGCGTACAAAGGCGGTTTGCTTCTTGAACCGCTTGACCCAGAAGTCGAAGATTTGGCGCTTGCATATCGGTATTGTAAGTTGTTCAACTGCTCTGTGGCAGAATATGAAGAGCGACCATTCCGGGAAACAATGTGGCTGCTCAAAATCGACGACACCTATCACGAGGCGTCTAACGAGTTGCAAGAAGAGAGCCAACGCTAAATGCCTGTCCTTGAACAAGTAGTCGTAGTCCTTTCAGCGAACACTGAAGAGTTCGTTGCAAAAATGCAGGGCGCTAAAACTGAGATGGCGTCTCTTGGACGGACGGCTACCGTCGAAGGCGAAATTGCTGGTGCTGGGTTGAGCACCGGCATAAACTCTGGTGTCAAAAAAGCCGATCACGAAATCGCAGGGCTTGGCACAACTTTTGGCCGAACCAGTAAACATATTGAGCATTCTTCACACGGCTTAGGGCTATTTGGTACTGCGCTTGGCAGCATGGGAGGCCCGCTGGCGGAAGCCGAACACAAGACCGGGTTGTATGCGTCGCAACTTGATCGTGCTGGCAGGTCAGGCGGTATTCTCGGAGGCATCCTTAGCGGATTGGGTGGGTCGTGGATGACGCTGCTTGCCGGGGTCGCAGGTAGCACTGCTGTCCTTGTCCATTTTGGACTAGCGGCTCAAGACCTTGGCACAAAAATTGCCAACAGTGCCAACATAACTGTTAATGCTGGAAACAAAATTGTTGCCACCATGCAACAGACAGGTAGCAAAACTACCTTCAGCGGCAATGAACTAGCCGGTGCTTACGCAAAGGTAGCGGGCGCTCTTGGTTTAATGAATGGTGCAGCGTTATCCGCCAAAGACTCAGTAACGTTTATGTTGCAAGCATCGGACTTAGCCGAAGCATCAGGGTCTAGTTTGGCCAGCACCACAAAGGCGCTCAGCGACATTTTGGTTACTTATCATATTGATGCAAAAAATGCAGGTCAAGCAACCGACATATTGTACAATGCTTCACGCTTAACTGGACAAAGCATCCCTAGCCTCGCATCGGCATTCCAACGTCTACATAGTCAGTTGGGGATAGTTACACCACCGTTGGCTGAGACGGCGGGTCTTATGCTTGACCTTAATGCACACGGTTTGACCGGACGTGCTGCGATTGCCTCATTGAGTTCGGCTTACAACCACTTACTTCAACCGCAAGGCGCTGTGCAAGTAGCACTAATCAAACAACGTGATGCTATGAAGGGCATGACGCCTGCAATGCTGGATTTATTCAAGCGCTATAACGACGGGACCATTTCTACCAAAGACTATAAAAAAGCGCTTGGAGCATTAGATACAACTCAACAAACTACGTTCGCCACGTACAAGCAGGCTCAAAAACATTTGCAAACAGTCACGGCCAATCTTGGCGCTGTAGGTATTCGTCTTACTGATGCTAAAGGCAACTTTGTCGGGATGAATTCCGTCATCGAGCAAACTGACAAAAAACTTAGAAATCATACGCAGGCCCAGCAACTTGCAATCGCGCAGATGATATTTGGTAATGGTGTTAATCGTAAATTCTTAGCCACAATTCTTGCAGGTCCAGAGGCGTATAAAAAATACGAAGAGCAAGTACTCCATTCAGCGCACGCGCACGCGGCAGCCGAAAGATCAGCCGGAACAATGGAAGGGAAAATAAAGACGTTGAAGTCTTCGCTGTCCGATGTCGCTACAATCATGGGCACACTGCTTATGCCGTACGTTGTCAAACTGGGTCAGAAATTAGCGGACATGGCCAACTGGATATCGTTGCATTGGCCTCAGATCATGAAAGTACTCCATGAAGGCGTAAATTTTATTAAGCCCGTGTTCCAAGCATTAGGCGAGGCAATTAAATTTCTTAAACCTTCGTTCAAAACAATGGGTGAAGCAATTGCAAAAGCGTTTGATTGGCTAATGAAACACAAACCCGTTTTGATTGCTGCTCTTGCCGCAATCGGCATCGCATTCGGTGTGGCATTTTTCCCAATAACCACAGCGGTAATTGGTGCGATTGCGGCAGCGGCACTGCTTATAAAAGCATGGAACCCAGTTAAAAACTTTTTTATCAAAACTTGGGAAGCCGTTTACAACTTTTTCAAGCCAATCATACCTTTGCTTAAAGCGGGGATGGACATAATTATTGGCAATTTGAAAATTGGATGGAGCGTCATCGAGGCCGTGTTCAGGATTGTATGGGACGCCATCGTGGCAGTTGTCCGAATTGCGTGGGGCATCATCAGCGGTTTCGTAAAAGTTGCTATTGCTATTTTTTCAGGAAATTGGAGTGCTGCTTGGAACGCCGTAAAAAATACATTCATAACAGTCTGGAACGCTATAAAAGATTTTGTTATCCAAGTCTGGAATGCTATTAAAAACTTTTTTGTTTCAGCATTCAACTCTTTTGTTTCTATGTTCAAGGGGGTTTGGAACGGAACAAGAGATTGGCTAAAAGGAGTTTGGAAACAAATAAAAAAATTAGCAGAGGATGGCTGGAATGCAGTGCTTGGCTTTTTCAAAGACGCAGGAACTTGGCTGTGGAACGTAGGTAAGAAAATCATCACGGGTTTGTGGAACGGCATGAAACATGTTTGGAAAGACGTAAAAAATTGGTTTAAGGACGTGCTTGATTGGCTTGGTCTCGGTGGTGGCGGTAACAACACGGTAAATGTTGTCAATGGGCAAGGCATCTCGCGCACTTCCGGCCTCGGGAGTTTTGGCGGTTCACCAAACGGAGTTGGAATAGCCCCAAAACCAACCCCACACTCATCAACGGTTTTGCACGTAACAACTCCGATACAAATTGATGGACGTACGATTGCAACTTCGGTTACTCAATATCAGTTGCGCAACGCTAGATCAACGGGAACGGTTCTCGGTCGTTACGCAGGTGGTACACAGACCACCTCGGCAACTCAACTTTCGGCACACGCTGTTCCCCGATAATCATGGCTATCACTCGCGTAAAAGGAACAACCGTTACGGCAACAAACGTTTCGTCTGCTACGGCAACCGTCGCCAGTGTGTCTGCTGGAAATACGCTCGTCGCTG